TTTTATCCTACCATTCAATAAGTACACACCCTGCAGCACCATCACCCGCTAAACCTGAACCTGTATTGCCTCCGCCGCCTCCGCCGCCATACCCCTTAGTGGCATCTGTGCCTATTGCACCGCCATCGCCTAAGTAAGATCCCGCTCCAGCGCCACCCGTAGCCCCCGTAGCCCCTGCAAACGTCTGCTTTCCTGTTCCTGATCCTGCTGAGCCTCCTGCACCGCCGGCACCAGCAGATACAAGCGCTCCTGTACCGCCAGAACCGCCGTTTACCGTGATAGAGTTGGAACTATTGCCTATAAACGAAGAACTACCGCCAGCTGTGCCGTTTAGTACCCCTGCAACGCCAGCAGCGCCTACTGTAACGGTATAAGCACTTAATGCCGTAACTGGTATAGGAACCTTGCAAGCAAACGCCCCAGAACCACCACCGCCGCCCCTAAATGACGCAGCACCTTTACCGCCGCCACCGCCGCCGCCCACTAATGTAACATAGACAACTGAAACTCCCGCAGCAATAGTAATCGTTCCTGTGGAGGTAAAAAGCTGACTTCTGGTAACAGTAAGGGAGTAGTATCCCTTTGTCCCTGCGGAATTTGTTCCATAGTAGTATGTATTTCCTGGAGTTGCACTATCGCCGCTTAACTCCAACTTTTCAGAATTAATGACGATACTTTTAGCCACTTTACCATCAAGGTAATCCGCAGTATCATCACTACTTGATTTTACCTTATCATTAAGCGGAGTATCCCAAGTCTGATCGCCACGCAAATAAGTTGTAGAACTAGGGCTTCCTGAACCAAGGTTCGCCGTAGGCAAGTATCCGGCACCGGAAGGGATATTGGGAAGTAAGGTAAGCGCCGTTCCACTTACCTTGCCGGCAGTAACTATTTGGGCAAGTTTGCTGTCATCTAAAGCCATGTCGGAAGCGCACTTTTGGTTAGAAATTAAAAGAGATGAATCTTCCATTAACTGCAGGGCTTCCCAATTTGCCCGGATTCGTCCCGGCGAGTTTATTAAAAGTTCGTCATCGGTCGGGTATTCTGGACTCCACATTTTTTTACCTCCATTATTTTAAAGGTATTCTTCAATAGTTTATGCAATAAAAGATGGCAATTTTTATGTAGTGTAATTCCATTCGAAATTTTAAAACGGAGTTCAGGAAATTTAGCAAAGGATTTTATATGATGTGGATGTAAAAAACCACCTTTTTTATTGCACATTTTACAAGTCCAATTATCTCTTCTGAAAACTTTTTCTCGCCATTCTTTATACAAATAAGTTCCTCTGATACGTTTATTTATAGGAGTAGTTCCACCTTTCCATTGAGGATGATTTTTTCCAGTAAAAAGGATACTTAATTTTATTCTTTGTTCTATAGGAACTTCTCTTCCTATTGATTTTTTACCTAATTCTCTTATTCTTATTTGATTTAATTCATCATTCTTTAACCATTCACCATAACATCCTTGAGAACAAAAATTATTCTTTCTAACACAGTGTGGTTTTTTATGAAAAGTAATACCACAAAAACAACATTTAACATTGGTATCGGTTTTATTCCAAGGAATAGATCCTTTTTTAAAAGCACTTTTTGGAATAAGACCAGTTTTTTTACCTTTATGCCAAGGAATATGTCCTTTGTAAAAACGTCCTTTTATTATTTCACAAGTATTCATGTTTTCATTCCATTATATTTTTTTATCACTTCTTTCATATCATGTATTGGAACGCCATGGTCCTTAAGTTCTGCAATCCAGCAATCATCGTGGAAACGCATCGGTGTCGCAAAATTCTCCGCATGCTCGGGGCAAGAGAATACCGGAGGTATCGGAGCCATATACTTCTGTAAGACGATAGTAGGTCTTACTTCAACGTAGGACAGATCCAAAATAGGCTTCTGGCACCTATTACAAATTATATTTTCACCCATTTATTCCTTCCTGTTTTTTAGCCAATTTTATAGCCTGTTCCATTATTATATTTATCTGCGCTACCGAAATTATGGACTTTATCGACGCTGAATAATACTGTTTTGACACTTCTCCACTATCATCGACTATTTGGTAAAGTATCTGACCTCCAGTAAACTCACCGTTTAAACCGTAATCAATATACAATTTGAATGGTTTTATATCTGTCTTCATTTGTTCCCTCCTTAATATCCGTGGACATTGACCATATAATCTCCAACAACCGCCGTTCCGTCTAATTGATATACCTTAAAAGCGCATCCAGTAAGCGTAGGAGCCGTAGTGAACTTGACGACATAACCATCCCCGGAGAGTATCTGCACATTGACACTGGGTGCAGCGTGGTAAGTCTTGGTAAAGGTTATCGTGGCTCCAGTGCCGGCAACCGATATTGTCCCGGTTATATTTTCATCTACATCCGGCAGGTCGGCTTTGATGATAAACGATGAAAATATTATCGTAGATGTCAAGAATTCCCTAGTAAGGGTGAGTTTAACCTGGAAATACCGGCAGTGATAATCCGCTAAGATCCAGTCTTCCCAGTCTGTCCAGGTGATATTATCTTCAGATGTCCTTATTTCATAAGTCATTCCGACAGGCAAACTCTGCCCAGTATAGCGCATTGTGCTGTCGGTATTGTAACGCCTTACCGCTTCAGTATTGTAGGCAGCGCCTTGGGTTACGGCAACGATAGTGTCTATGATGATTTTGGCATCGCAGATATACCCCAGGTCCTTGATAGAAGTATAGTAGTATAAGGCATAAGCAGTGGATAAAAACTTGACATAACTGCCATCGATATAATAGTAATCTCCTGCCGGATCCTCAACTACCCGGAACATAAAATCTGAACCGGCGACATCAGTCCAGTCGTTCACGGCGCCGTTCTGGTAATAAGAAAGATTTCCCCCTGAAAATGCGGCGGAACTGTCATCCGCTTTCCATTCTATATAAGCAGTATCGCTCTTTGAGGTATCACCTTGTAAGACTATCCAGTATTTCTGCCCGGATGTTAAGGCTACGGCATCAGTAAATTTGAACCTATTCCAAGAGAAAGTAGTGCCTATCTCGCTTGCCGGTATGCTTTCCGATGTGGCAACGATTGTCCCGCTTGGTTTTCCGGCATTGTCTGTTTCTATGGTTATCCATACCGCATCGCCGTTTAATGATCCGCTGGAGCTACTTGAACTGGATGAGAAAGAACTCGAACTTGATGAACTGCTGGAACTGCTAAAAGACGACGAACTGCTGGAGCTGAATGAACTGCTGGATGAACTTGAACTGCTAGATGATGCCAGGCTGGATGAAGAACTAGACGAACTGCTGGAACTGCTTGAAGATAACGAACTGCTGGAACTGCTTGAAGAACTAGAACTTTCTGAAGAACTGGAACTGCTAGAACTCAAGGAACTAGAACTAGAAGAACTGCTGGAACTCGATGAACTGGAAGAACTGCTCGAACTGCTAAAACTGCTGGAACTGCTGGAAGAGGATGAACTGCTAAAACTGCTGGAAGAACTTGAACTGCTGGATGAACTGGAAAAGCTAGAACTGCTGGAAGAGGACGAACTGCTGGAAAAACTGGAACTTGAAGAACTTGAAGAACTTGAACTTAATGAACTGCTGGAAGAACTAGAAGATGATGAACTTGCCATAGAACTGCTGGAGCTTGAGGAACTGCTAGAACTCGATGATTCGCTGGAACTGCTTGAGCTTTCCGAACTGCTCGAACTGCTGGAAGAACTGGAAAAGCTGGAACTACTTGAAGAACTAGAGCTACTGGATGATCTGGAACTGCTAGAACTGCTAGAACTACTGGAAGAACTTGAACTGAAAGAACTACTGGAACGGCTAGAACTTGAAGAACTTGAAGAACTTGAAGATGAAGAATCAGCGCCGTAGTTAATTACTAATTTTGGATCTCTAATGGTTCCGGTGTAATCGGCAAAATATACTTGTAAACTACTAGCACTATTGGAAGACCAACTTGGTGCCACATTAGCTACATCATAACTAGCATTTCTTGCACCAAATTTGCTTATTCCGGTTTTAGATATTGCCGCCCTTCCGCTTGAATTTAAAGCAAAAGCGTTATATCCAGATGTAGAAAAACTTGCGTAAGCTATAGCGGTTGAGAATGCAGTGGTTCCTAGACTATCAAAATCACCTGCCACTAAAGCAGTATTCGATGCAGGTGCGGAAGAATATATATTTATATTTGGTGATACATTTAAACCATCGGATTTTGAATAACCGTATAATGATAAAGTAGCATCGTAGATATAATCGGTATCGGGAATAGAAGATGTATTAAAAAGAAATATTGACCTATATAACAATGACCAAGTATTAGATGTACTACCTGACCAACATTCAAATGCATATCCACTAGTTAAAATACTATTGAAATTAGTACCAACTCCATTTCTCAAATTAGCCCAAGTTAATCCACTTCCTTGATGATATACATATCCATCCACCGTAGTGCTTTCAGGATCAGCATCGGGGTATCGGGTCAGCGTAGAGAAATCAAAACTTAACTGCGGGATAAATTTATCAGCTACGACTAAATCCCAGACGTGCAACGCCCACCAAAGAGGTTCAAAAGCGTAATAAACCCGCTTGGAGAACTTCCAATGGGTGCGGAAATCCGTAGTGGTAGTTCCGTTGTTTTCTTTCCAGGAATAACAATTAGGCCGGATCTTGGTAATATCTTTATCCGGCGGACAGTCATCCTGGATACGCAATACCCACCTGAACCAATTACGGATAATGGGTTTATTGCACAGCCAGAGTATCTTCTCCTGGTGCTTTTCAAACCATTCCGGATTAAACGCTAAATAACATCTTTTTCTGTCTATCATATCCTTATGCGCTTGTGCTACTGCTGCTTGAGCTACTTGATGAACTGGAGCTACTGCTACTCGAACTCGATGAACTGCTGGAACTGCTGGAACTCAAGGAACTAGAAGAGCTACTTGAGCTACTTAAACTGCTGGAACTGCTGGAAGAAGATCCTACCTGCCCTACTTCTCTTATCTTTAAGATTACCTGTTTTACCGATATATCAGCAGAAGGCGTAAACGACTGCGCCAACCTTTCGTAATCCTGCGTTTCAGTCCTTAAGTCGTAATCGGCATCCTCATTGGCTACATAGTAATAATTTGAGTTATCAAGCCAGTTAGTATGCTCATTATAAGTCTGGACGATATTCTCAAATGGGATTTCGGAAATACTGACCAACGCTTCTTTGGCGTTGGCTGAATAGTTACCGGAGTTATCTATCGCTTTTATCCAATAGGATTGGTCTGAACCGATACGGATATCCCTTAAAGTCGCCTCATCGCCGTAAATCTTGGTTTTAATAAGCCCAGCAGAGTTCCAATCAGCGCCTTTACGGATTTCATACATCCGCACATCAACATCACTTACCGTTGTCCATTTAGCGATAATCAGATCCCTAGACTTCTTGACCGCAAATGCCGTAACATCGCTAGGTGGGGCATCTTTTCCTACCAAACGGATTATACTTGATTCCGCACCTGTCGAGAATATATCGTTAATAGAGTGTGTTTTTATCTTTACCGTATATTCGTGATCTATTTCAAGGTTAATATTTATCCTGTAAGATGTGGCATCAGATGAAGCCGAACCTACGACGATATAATCATCGGAGTCTTTTTTAAGTTCAATGACATAACCGTTTAAAAACTCTTTATTCGTAGCCGGAGCAGTCCATTCTACGTTGATATGCGCTATATGAGTTCCATCGGTATTTTGCCATCCCATTTCCGATAGGACTATATTCGTAACATCGGTTACCGGATCATATGGATTAGGAGGGCTACCGTAATCCCAATCATCAAAGGTAGAGCCGTGCTTATCATCCAAAACACTGCTGTTATAAGCCACGCAGGTATATTCCGCCCTGCCAAAGTCGGTTTCGTTTATATCCGTGATCATAAATGGCGCCGTAACCCAAGCCGGCATAGAATGGGTAACGGTTATTACATCGTAAGGCTCACAATGCATGCCTTCAATATTTGCCTCAAACTTGCACCATATATCGTTCAGTTTCTTCTCATAGAGGGCTTTCTTGGCCAACCTAGAGGCCTGGCTTTGACGGATAATGCCGTAAGCCTGTATCTTCTGCTCTTTTATCCCCCTGATATCCTGGTCTATCTCGTCTTCAGCCCAGGCAAGGCGTTTAGGGTTGGAGTATTCAAGAGCTGAGATATACTCTACGCCTACCTTGTTCGGTGTTTCATCCAATACGCCATAACCGTAAGAAAAGCTATCTTTGATGATATTGTCTTCCGTAAAAGCCATGACAGCCGTGGATCCCGACTGTTCTACGGCTATTTTATACTTTCCCGCTGAACGCACCAATGCCGCATTGCAAGTAATAAGCATCATAAGCAGGTTATCTAAAGCGGATGCTTTTGTGTCTATTACTATGTCTAATTCATACCTTTTTTCAGTTCCTCCGTTACCGTTATCTATCAGAACATCGGCTATTTCAGAGGAATCCCCAAAACTATCATCATCCACATACGCCGCTGGAACACTACATCCACCGAGTTCTGCACTTAAAAGCATGTAGTCCCGGATTATGGCAAATGGGTTCTTGGAACTTGATAGGGCATTGGTAGTCCAATTACCGCTAGTGGAATTCCATGTTTGTATTTTTCTTCCTGTAACCCTGCAACTAGCGGTAGGGTTGCCATTGACATCCGAACTGGCGGTTATAGTTACTGCCAGATATGCTACATCCCTTAAGCCTTTGACTACTCCAACGCTTCTTGAATCCACAGCTTGCGTAGAGGTTCCGTAATATGCGGTATAAGAACAGCCTGCCAGAGAAGTGATATCTTTTTTATCTAATTGGACGTTCGTGATTGCGGAAAATTCACCTACTCCCAATGCGATATATCGATAGACTTTAGTCCCAGGATCGCTTTGCCATACGATATTACCTCCGACCAGTATTGGTCCGCCGTAGATAAGGGGGACTATTCCTTCATTAGAATTGGTGTTGCTTATTTCCGAAGTATTGTATTTTGAAAGGCTTGCCGGAGTTTGTTTTTTCTTTAATAATGAAGCGCCTATTGCTAAAGTGGATATCCAGAATATTGGGTTTAAAAGGACATAATCAACGATTAAATATCCTATTCCTGCCATTATGCCGTAAGTGGAGAAATAAGCCCCGATAGCGACGAATATAGGCGCTGCCCAGACTAATTTAGCGCAGGAAAGGAAAAATAAAGTTAATAAGGTTATCTTTTTAATCATACATCCGGTATCCTGTATAGAATATATCCTTTAAATACCTCAATTTGGTAAGGCATGAGCCTATCTTTAAGTCCATATGCAATACCTGTTTATCATTGATGCACACGCCCAAAGCCCCTATATTATCGGTAGTCTTTAAAACCACCACATCCCCTTTTTGCAGGTTGTCAAATCCGACCTTTTCTCCAAGTAAGTCAAGCGCTGAAGTGATTCTTTCAAGATCCTTGCTTTTATCCCTGAAAAATACCCTTTTTCCGTCGGAGAATGGAAAAAACTTATTCAAGACATTATTATAATAAAGGCACACGATCCCCCGACAATCACAACCTTTAAACGAGCATTGGTTGAGCCTAAATGGGATCCCGATCAATTTATTGAGTTCAAAATTTTCTGTCATGTCGAATTAAGCGGTATTGCATGGAATCCGTGATAATTCATCTCATTCTTATAAGTATTCTGGCACATAGCAAGCGTTTTATCACATCCACGGTAAATGATATACTCATCTCCTGCGACAACCGCATTATCCAAGGCATAATCAAGGGTAAGCGTGGCTGTAGCAAGGTCGTAATCAAGGATCTTCCTGGAACATCCGGTGTTAAGCCCAGAATTGAATGTTATCATCCCCCAATTCCAGTAGTCATTCGCCTGGACTAAATGGGATGTATCTATTACCGTGCTACTTGTTCCTCCCGTAGCCACCCCGGATAGGCAGTTAGTAGCCAAAGCCTTATTGACTTTGCAATATGTCCCTCCAAACCTGGCGTTGCATTGTATCTGATACGGCCATCCAGTTTCAAAATCAAGCGACCCTATTACCGGAGTACAGGTAACATTCATGTTCTTGCGGTCAAAATTAATTGATTGGATAAAACCGTCAAAGACCACCTTAGCGTCAAGATAGGAAGTCAAATGATCCCTGAAGATAAGCCTTGTTACGATGCGTTTATTGCGGAAATCATGGTCTGCGGCATAAGAAGACATCGCCTTATCGATGTTATCTACCTTATAAGATACCCTCTCTATCTCATTCCTGGATGTCCTTTTTACGGCAGTCCGGGAAATGCCTAAAGGAGTGAACGCCTGTGCGGTATGGGTGATATAGGTGAAGAAATTTAATGTCTTATAGAAATTTACGAAATGGTAAGTTTGGGCATCTTCGGTAGTCTGGCTGCCAAGATACAGATCGTGGATCTCAACAGGTCGGTTGCAGAGTTGGTCTTTAAGAGCCGATAATGTCGCTGAAAGAGAATACATGCCATGTCCTTATGCGCTAGTGGAACTTGAACTGCTTGATGAACTAGAACTTTCCGAACTGCTTGAACTGCTTGACGAACTTGAACTTAAAGAACTGCTGGAAGACGAAGAACTGCTTGAATTTCCGTTAGGAGGTGAATACGTAGTCCACCTGACTTCTTTCATCTTTATCCCCGCATGCAATAGCTGATATGCCGCTAATTGCCGGGTAAGAGTATCCTCGGCGAAACGGACATAGAAATAGTAATCGTAATTGACTAAAATCTCACCTATCACCGGAGCGGTGTTAAAATCAATATAGGATTTTTCATTGACAAAATCATTCGTAAGGACAAAATCAGTGGTCGCAACACCATCGACAGTTGCGGTATAATTTGCGGAAGTGTCCACAGGGAAGTTATGCAGGTCAAATCTAGTCAACAAATTATTCGCATCACCGACATTCTCGCTTTCCGCCTGGTATTCTGGTAACACTTTGACAAGGAACGGATCCCAGGAACCCTTCCTGGCAATATAGAAATTCCAGATTACATCCATCTCAGCCTTAGAAAGGAACTTGCATGTCAGGCTGTAATCCCTTAGGCCCACATCCCATAAAGCATCCCGGTGTTCCCGTCCGCTTTCGCTCTCGGTGATATTGGTTTTGAAAGAAACGCTCTCTTCGAGGCCGAATTCGGGCGATAATTCCAAAATGTCAGTATATGCCATAATTTCCTTTTATAGGTATCGTCTTCCTGTGGTCCTCATTGATCCGTTATCCCTGATAGACGCTTCAGCGGCATTAGCGTAAATATCCCCATGCTCACGAAGCACGTCCTCGAGCGATTTAGCGTCGATAGCGTTTATGTAATACACATTTGTAACGCCCCCGCCGCCCGCCTGTTCCCCACGATTTAACTTATTAAGGTTATCTACCCCTAAATTATTCATCGCAGTTTTATTAAGGACGCCTTCGCCTTCTAAAAGTGTAGCTGAAACTTCGCCCCCAGAGTGGAATTTGCGTCTTGGATATCCAGCACTATCATTTCCATTTAAAACATACATGCCTGTATGGGCTGATATACCAGAAAATCCGAGATAAGAACCTAGACCTACCTTGATCAACGCAGCATTAACTCCTATCTGTAGTAAAGTTTTAAGAAGCATATCCCCGAAGTCGCTTACTACATCCATCAGACTATCAAACTCGCCATGGATTATCTTAAAGAACCCATTCACTAAGGCATCTCGGGCGCCCGTAGCGAATGCTGTCATATAGGTAGTAGTGATTTCTAATTGCTTACCCAGATTTTCTGTGGTATCTTCAACCTCTTTACTTAACCCTTTAACTCCTTCTAGCATTTTTACCTGTATTTCATCAGCCTTAATTCTCCATTTCTCATAGGTATTTGCTGCGATTTCAAAAGAATCGCCCATGCCTCTTCCGGTATTGACATAATCTTCTTGTATTCCGGCATTGGTATTCTTTAAAAATTCCGCAAACTTTTCAAGGCTTTGCTTCGCATTTTCAGTATCTTTTTTAATCAATCCGCCTAGAGGAGTATTTTTAAATAGCGTAAAGAAACCGTTTACAACCGATATTGCGGCATGTAATACAGCGACAAAAGCTTCCATTACACCTATTACAGTAATTGCGAAGAACCGAAATATCTCCGTAACTCCATTCCAAACAAGACTTATCTGCATGCCTAAACTTATTAAAAATCTTGCTACCCTATCCCAGGAGTTAGCCCAATTATTTGTTGCCTCTGCCGATGAATCAAGATTACCTTTCATATTCTTAAATTCATCACTCATTAAATTAAGCGCCGCAACTACCATAGGAGATTTTATTACGATATTGCCAAGGCTTTCCTTAAAATCGTCTAAAGAGGCGTTCATGATGTCAAACTGCCCTTTAAAGGTAGTAGCCATGGTTTGAGCTGCACCACCGACAGAAGATTGGATATCGGAAAAGATAGAATTAAGATCCTTGGTTTTTTTGGATGTTTCAGACAGGTGGACACCCATCCTCTCAAGCATTGAAGCATTGCCTTGTAAAGCCCTGCCTAATATCTTGGCTGTTCCGGTAAGAGAAGCATTGGCATCACCACCTGCTTTAAGCGCAGCAGTCATATCAAGGACTAAAGGTAAGGACTGCTTTACTTGGCTTGCGGATAACTTCATATTGGCGAGCATTGCGGCAGCGGCGGTTATCTCTTCATCCTGGTAGCCTGTTAATCCCTGCAAGGATGACGCATAAGCCTCGATATCAGCCACAGTCTGCCTACTACCCTTGCCTGTGGCTACAAAAGCGGCGGAAAGCCTCATTGTAGCCTGTTCTTGCTCTATAGCGGAGGATATGCTCTCTTTGGTAAGGTTGATCAGGGGGCGAAAAGCAAACATATAAACGAGGATTTGGTTACGCAGGGAACCTATGGATGCCTGTAACTTTGAGATTTCAAAACCCAAAAGCCTGCCGGATCTACCGGTTTCATTCATCCCCTTAGCCATCTTTTCAAAATCGACGGCTACAGCATTACCTTGTTTCTTAGATTCAACGCCGAATTTTTTAACAGAGTTTATCATTTCATCAGTTGCTTTAACGAATTTACCGGTGGCATCGTCTTTAAATGATAGATAAACCTCAAACCTTTGGTCTGCCATTACCTCATCTCCTGTAACTTTCGATTCTGCATTTCATTCTCCGCTGATTCCAAGATATCAAATATGTCCAACAATTTAGCCGGTTGCCGGCTTAATCCGTTATTAAACGGAAGATGGCCTTTTTTATAGTAAGAATAATACCGGATATATTCTTTTACCTCTATCGGTATCACCCTTGCCGGGCATCTATCCATCGGTTTCCCATCAAATACATAAGGTTGTCTTGGCTGACCTTCACAACCCCGGTATTTCTTTAAAGCCTCATTACAATCATGGCAATTAAGGCCAAGCGCTGAAACCTCAACTGCCAATTTCAGTTTTTTACGAGTTCTCCGCTGACTTGGTTCTCTCCCCAAATGACATCAGCAAGCTCCCGGATGATATATAATGGTATCTTACCTAAAGTTTCATCAGATACGATATCGATATCAGTATCATATAACTTTTCTTTCTTGGTCTTGAATTCAACTTCCACACCGCCTAATTGGAAGTTCTTGAAACCCTTTAGACCATACTTGACGATATTAAAATCATTACCGGCAAGGTCGAATTCATTAGATAATTCAGGTTTGCCATCTACCGTCTTTATCTTGATGTTCTTCGCCAGGATCTTCGATTTGGTAATCGAATCCAAAGCTCCGATAATCCAGATAGTAGGATTAACGGTATCATTCTTTGCGGTGTATTCTTTAGTAAGCCCTACGGCGATTGGATCAACCATGCACCCTCCATTGTTAATACTTCAGTTTTATTTGTTTGCGGGATTGTTTTTGCACCCGTTCATTTACCCATCTTTGTAATCTAGCATTCGCCCAATCAAAAACTTTTTGGGATATGCCGATAAAAGGTCTTGCTACCAAACCTGTTTTACTAGGAACTCCTATTTCTTGGTGGATAAGTCCTACCAAATCCCTTGAGGGCTTGCCTCTTGCTATGACTCCCACAGCGAAGTTATTCTTTCCTAACCTGTAAGCGTGTATAGCATTATACATAATTCCTTTGGCATATAAGGCTCTTGAAGGAAATGAATAACCTTTATTTTTCTTAGAACGTATCGTTTTTTCTTTCAATGCCTGGAAAGCAGTTCCGTCTGGACTTCTTTGGAGGCGGATATTCTCTTGGCAGTCGCTTACTATTTTTCCAGCGATTTGCTTTAAGGGAACATCCGCATCCATGAAGTCTGGTATTGCCACATCAATATTTATTTCCACCATAAATTCAGACGGCATAACACTCCTTACGCACTCTGCGAACTAGATGAGCTGGAGCTAGAACTAGAATTAGACGATGAACTCGACGAAGAACTGGAGCTGGATGATGTCGCCAAAGTCATCGTTATTTCGTCATTACCGGCATCGGCGCTCTTACAGACTTCGCAAGTCGCCTGTAATATCCTAATTCCGCTCCTGTCGCCCTCTTTCTGACCAGTATATCTGACTGCCGGCATAGACAATTCGAGCATATTACCGTTAGAATCATTGATACGGATAGTAACCGCTGCCGTGGATCTTGACAATAACTTGCCATAGAAATCATGGCTTGTAACAGCCACCAATTCAGGATCAAAAGTCATGATCGGATTTCTTCCGGTGATCTTGGCGTAATCAATACCGCTGGCATCCGAAGGCAAAGGCGAAAGGACTATTTCATTCTGCATATTCAATTCTAAGGTGTCTATAACTAAGGTAGAACCTAATATCTCAACTGTCGCTCCCATAAATATGAGAGGAACCTGCGCCGGATAAGTAGGAGTTAGCAAGGCAGTATCACTATGCTCTGAATACTTGCCTTGGATATCGAACTCGCAGAAGACCGGCTCGCCCACTTTAAATTGGAACTTGACATTCCCGGCGCATCCAAGCATCGTCTTCCTGAAACCATCCTCATACTTTGCTATTGTAGCGGTAGGGAATGAACTGGATATGGGAACATACACATTCGAAACTCCCGCAGAAAGAGTTTCAGAAAAACCGCAACAGCGCAGGAATGGGGTAATTGGCAATGTCGTACCCTTGCTTCCTGAAGCTGGTCCCATTAATTCAGCCTTAAATGTCAAAGACATCTTCCTCGCCCCGACTTCTGAACCAAACCGGGACATATGCTTGACAACCGGGTTACGCTTAAACTGTTCCGGAGATAAGTCCATTACCGGATCGTAGGCTAATATCATAGCCTGTGCCGCCGCTAGTGTTTCAGCTTGTCCGCTGGTGGTTTCTATTTTACCCGCTAACTGTGCTATCCTGCTTATTTTGGACATTCAACTCCTCCTTATATTATCCTGTCCTCAATGGTTATGTTAATATCTACTAAATGACAGAGAACCTCACCTAATTTCCCCATGGAAAATGAACCCGTAATCGGAACATGAACTATTTTTGCTTTACCGCTTAATGTCGGATCGCTTAAAAACGATGAGCATATCGTATCCACAAGATCCTGGAATGTCTTTTCTGTGGCTAATTCATCGTTAAAAGAGTAGAACCCCCGGATGACAAAATTATGCGTTGTATCCTCGACATCTCCGTTTCCGCCATGTGCCGTTGCGGAAAAGGACTTTCTTTCTATCTCCCAGGTATTCACCCGGGAATCCTTAACAAAGAGTTCCTTATAGGTGTGCCAATCATTGCAGAAACGCTTATACTCGTAAACATTGGACACGCCGGTAATGGCTTCTAACTTTGTTTTGATTTGACTTCTGATATTCGCTAATGACATCTGATTTTAAGGCAGAAAAAGGGCAGGGTGATATCGTAAGTGTCCTTATCTCCGCCTTCCCATTAATCTTTGTTCTGGAGTATTATCGCTGCCTGATAGGATGTGTCAGGTAATCCCCGCCCCAAGGATACGCCATATCTAAATCAGCTATGGCAACACCGGCTGATGCCGCAGCAGCGCCTTTAGCCTCTTCGCCAAGACCCATAAGGGAATTATAGGTTGATAATTTATCCTTGGCTAAAGAAACATAAAGTTCACTTTTGCGCTGGTAATCAATAACATCAGCTTCCATCGTTGGGTCAGTGGACTGTGCGAATTTGGCCGCAAGAGTCCAGAAACAAAGAGCGGCAGTAAGTGCTACGACTGCCTCTATATCCGCATCATCGATGGTACTCGTTGCATCATCCAATGTATGCGGCACTGTAAAAGTGTATCTCGCTATCTTTCCGCTTGAAGGAATAAAAGTCAAGAAACGGAAAAACTTCGTAGTTACTGTCGCTACCAACTTCTTATAGAATGTCCAGTCGATAGATTCAATGTATTCAGGATTCTGATAATCATCAGCTGGATATTCTATTTTTCCATCTTTGATCCCTGAAAAACCGTCAATCCATAAAGTAGGCATGGCAAAATCATAAGAAGTCCCATCGCCCGTCATTTCATGGACTAATTCCCTGGGTCTATCCTTGGAATAGAGAATTACAGCCTGGGACAAGATACGGATCTTATCGTCAGACTGTAATTTCTCTGCACTATCCTGAAGGGCGGTTTCTAACCTAGAGATATAGTCTTCTTTCTTATAGCTCATAGCAAAAGCTCCTTTTTATGCTGATTGAGAGCTTGAACTTGAACTAGAACTAGAAGAAGAACTACTGGAACTGGATGAATGCTGCGTCGCATCACCGGAAGATTCCTTGACATCATTACAACCATTATATTTTACAGATCTCCTATAGAATAGAATGATATTACAATCTTCTGATGTCAGATTATACGCTCCGCATGCGACATTCTCGCAGGTTATCCCGGCTCCGGCATTTGCTTTAAAGGGGCATTTATATCCTGGAGCTGCCATATTTACTCCCTTAGTTATGGTGGAGAGGCAAAAGCCTCTCCACCAGTATTTGTTAAACTGCTGTAGCTACGAACACATCGAATATCTTGAAGAACGCACCGGAAACACCTCCGAACTCTAACGTCTTCACAGCACTCTCTGTATTCGTTATTTCAACCTTTACGTACCGACCATTCTTTGCAGTAAGCGCTACCTCTTGCCATACTGTAGTATCCTGCCAGGTAGTAATAGGTGCGGCATTAACAGCATCGCCCCAGTTACCGTTGGTTTCGCTGACATAGATATTCACGGCAATCGGATCGCAGCTTAAATTACCGCCAGAACGCCCTCTTACCTGCTGAACATTGAGGATATTCCCCAAATCAACCACAAACGAATGGGTTTCATTGGCAGTATGTATCCAAACATTCGTTCCAGCCAAAGCATTTTCAACAGTAGTATCACCGCCATCATCGCCGCAGTGATCCCCTAGGAATGTGTTATCTATTCCTACCCATCCAGTAGTTGCTGAACTGGATGAACTCGAGCTAAAAGAACTCGAAGAACTGCTGGAACTGCTTGAGCTAAAAGAACTCGAAGAACTACTCGAACTCGAAGAACTACTCGAACTCGAAGAACTACTAAAACTGCTAGAACTGCTCGAACTCGATGAACTGCTGGAGCTAGAACTGCTCGAACTCGATGAACTGCTTGAACTCGAAGAACTGCTAAAACTGCTTGAACTGCTCGAACTCGATGAACTGCTCGAACTCGAAGAACTGCTAGAGCTACTGGAACTGCTAAAACTGCTCGAACTGCTCGAACTCGAAGAACTGCTGAAGCTAGAAGAACTCGAACTACTCGAACTCGATGAACTGCTTGAACTTGAAGAACTGGATCCAGAAGCCTCAACTGTCATACCGATAGCATACCAATAACTTCCATCACACCACACTTCAACAGTGCAGTATCTAGGTATGTTTATGGTATCATAGCTAGTAACGCCACCACCAAAACCGGCGGCAACATACACCACACCTTGCGAAGATGTATGGATATATACACTGTATCCTCGCAAATTAGCACTAGCTGCCGGCAGGGTTAAGGTATTATTAGCGGTAAGGACAACAAGAAGATATCCTTCTTTTAGGATATCATTTTCGGTAAGAGAATAAGCTGCACTTTTAGTTAGGGTTTCTCCCCTTCTATTGGCGACAAAATATTTGAACCTGGTTGGCCTAGGCATAAGCCACCTCCTTAACTTCCAGCGACAGTAACGCCTAAGCATACCAGTAGGTGCCATCGCACCAAAATTCTACTGCATTATCTACGCCTATTGTAACAGTGTCATAATTGTTACCGCCGCCGCCAAAACCACCGGAAACATATACTTTTGAAGCGGCATCATTGCCAAAAATAAGCAAACTTATTCCTTTAAGTTTGCTATTGACAACAGGCAAAGTGAGCGTATAAGCACCATTGATTTTGAAGAAAGAAACGCCATCATTCAGGATATCCTGTTCGGTGATGGTATAAGTTCCGGCTTTAGTGAGTGCCGTTCCTCTTTCATTAGCAACGCCATATTTAAAACGTGTCATCTTACCCATTTATCTTTGATCCTCCTTAACATTAGGCATTTTTCAGCCTAATAGCTGTACCGGAGGAGCGGAATTGCTCCCCCGGTCATTGCCATTAATTCGGTTAAGCTACGATTGATGCTGCGAAGGCACGGAAATCAGTTACCGCTCCGCCGTACTCATGACGAACCTTATACCTTATTTGGTCATACACGAACACGTTACCCTGTGTCGGCTGATCCTGAACCAAAAGCTCTGGCTCTTCTCTGCCATTCAAGAAACCAACTTCAATACCCGGCAGATCGTTAACCTGTGCAGACAGATAATAATTATTCTCATTGCCCCTTAAATAAGGGCTGGTCTGGGCTTCAAACATATCACGCAGTGTGTTGGTTCCGCCTTCAGCGTTCTCCGGATGTTTCTCGGAATTACGAAGTGCCAAAGCTGTGCCTCTTAATCCTCTGGGAACCCAAAGTATCGGGTTTTGGATACCGATTATCTGCGTAACTTTATACACCACTACATTCTGTGCATGCTGGGCGTCAGTGGTGCCGAACATACCACGGATAATAGTTAACGCATCCGTAGCAACTGCTGTAACTTGGCAAATTTCACCGTCCATCCAAATCATATCGCCGGCTTTGAAATACTGTCCTGTTCCACCGGTAACATTTAATGTGGTCGCAGCCGCAGCTAACGGATTATCGCCTACCAAGGACTTATAACCCCACTCACACTGGTAATACATATCGTTCAAGAGGGTATAAAGGTTATCATACCCTAATGCAACCGTGCGATAGTTCTTATGCGCTGTGGCGTACATTGCCACGGAATCATATATCGTTGCAACGTTGATGCCAGTGGTATAACCAAGCATCAGATCGAAAACGAACTGGTTTAAGGTATTAATGGCAGCCTTGCCGATTTTTCCAGGAAGTCCTGCTAATACTCTCAAATCGTCATCGATGATCATACGGCGGGTAATCGTTACCAAACCACCTTTGGTGGCTACTGCATATTTTGCCTCTTCATCAGTTGGGAACCCGAGTTCCGGGTAGGTAGGAGTTGCGGAATCAATAGGAGTCCCGGCAACTGTTCTGGCTGCTTGCACTTGAGGCAATACACCAAATCCACCCCAGCGAATCCTTTCCTGCAATTTGAAATCGTTGACAGGGACAGAAACGGCGATCTTTTTCCACAATGGCTCTATGCTCTTGTACGCCGGCAACATCCTGCGTTGCATGGAATACCCAAGCGCATACGCAAAGGTATTACCGTCATCAATGGCTTCCTGCATTCTTGCGATAGCGGCAGGACCCATCTTTCCGGTAACTTGCGGGTCATCGGTAAAGGCAACATAGGATTCACGTAATGACCTGAATTTCTCAATACCTTTATAGGTACCTTTCTCTTCGTCAGTAGGAACATGACCAAGCGTCAAATCCATGGACGCCTGAAGGCGGGTAATCGTTTCTCTCTCGACATAAGTACCGGAAGCGCCGCCACCTAAATCAATTATAGTCCCGCTCTCTACTAACTTTGCGAGAGTTTCCGTTTCAGACTTAATTGATTCCTTAAGTTCTGATTCCTGGAAGATCCTACTTTCGAAACCTTTGCGAATCTTATCCCTGATGGGCATAGGAAGATTGCTTTCTCCAAGCATCAGATTAAGCATTTCCTTGCATTCTCTCTTTTTTAGGTTCTGATCCATTTCTTTCATCCGGGCTTCCAAACTCTTGTTCTTTTCATCCAACTCTGCTTGTTTAGCCTGTGTAACTTTTAGATCATCAGCTTCTTTCTTTGCTTTGAGCAAAGATTCTTTCTTTAATTTCTGGGCTTCTGTGAGTGTTGACGGATCTGCCGCCAAGATCTGCTCATCAGTAAGCTCGGTTTCTTTATGCTCTATCAGATCCTTTAGTAAGCCTTCCGCCTCTTCGAATTTCTTCTCTTTCATCTTGCCAAGAATAGACTCAATCACGGAACACTTCGCTGATTTCTTTTCTTTGGCCTCTTTGTGCAGAGATTCAAAGATGGCTATGACTTCCTCTTCGGTTATATTGGCGAGATCTACGCTCTCCAGCAATTTTGGACTAAACACCTTGAGTGCTTCAAGGAATTTTTTCCACATTTGTTCAACTCCTCCTTTTTGGTTAATACTCTCCACTAATTTTAACAAACCCCCGCCAGCCGCCGGCTGGGTTACAAAATCCGTGCTATATACCTTCGTTATTCCGCTTACCACGGTGATTGGCGTTCCGTTTAACATCCTTACAGATGACGGACCCTCTGCATTTATCGAAAGCCCCAGCAAATTTTTAAGACCCTTTTTCCAGCCTTCGACTAGCAAATTTTTTAGTTGTGTGATTTTGTTGTTGTTTTCGAGGAAATGAAGCATTCCGGTAAGACCGCTTACTTCCCTGCCTTCAACCTTTACGGTTTCATACTTGATATTATCAAGGTATCCGGCAGTCTGTAATGGAAAACCCTCTGGGCGAAGTTTCTCAAGCGCCAGAGGGATATGATCGTAGAACTTATCTTTCCATTCATAAAAACAGACTTTTGATTTTTCGAAGAGAGGTATTGCGTTCTGGAGGGATTCTTTTGTGTAGTATTTGCCATTTTTGGAAAGTCCTTCTTCTATGATGATGACTTTCCAGACATCACCTGAAGGAGAACTTTCCAATAATGATATGAGATTAAGTTGGTCTATTTTCATTTGAGCAATGAACCCGCAAGAGTTTCAGCTATACTATGGATATAAGACCTTCTAGCTTCTTTCTTGCTCGGTTCACTTGCCGGCTCAAATGATATGATTCCTATTTTATGCTGCTTTAACCACGCTTTTGCTTCTTCTGCGGTAAATTGATCCTTTGAAAATCGGTAAGATTGCACATTCATAGGTGTGTTGGCTTCGCCTTTAGGCTTCTGTAGAATGATAGAAATGCCGGGAGCAATAGTCTTCCTAGCAAATATCCCATCATTTATGGGAGAAGTTATTCTAGCTGCATGCTCTCCACTATACGGCATTTAAAACCTCCTGTGCGTAACCTGTGAATATAGTCTTTCTGATTAAGTATATGCACATAAATGCCTAAAAATCAAGTTTTTTTATTTAACACCCAGAAATCACTATCTTTAGATGTCCTTTTTGCGATATACTCCCCCTTGATTTTCTCGCCTGAAAACACCATTAATTGCTCTAGCTCTGAACTTTCCGTAATTTTTATAGACCCAGCATCGATTTTTTTCACCCAAGATGCCATGTTGGTGATATTTAATTCGCTTCCCGGTGGAACATACTCAAGCGATTCTTTGACTTTTTCAGCGATTTTTTGGCTATTTTTAATATAAAATACGCCCTCTTTGAACTTTTCTCCCAATAAATCCTGGTTGATATAAAGATCAGTTCCATTATCCAAAGCAATGATGAAGTTCTCAATTACATTACTCTCCGAGAATTTGCTTTTCCACCACTGTTTAAAGTAAGCAAAAGTGCTTTCTTTTGCCTGAGGAACCTTTAATTGAATATAGAACTTAGATTCCCTTTCATCATAATCACAGAATTCATCAAATAATTCTTTGGAAAAGGGAACCAATTTTCCTGGTTTAAAAGCAGTATTACCGGCTGTTATCATAATTCCTATATGCTCTTTGAACAGAGCCTTTATTTCATCAAAACTATGCGGAGTTTCTTCACCCCGGCGCTTTGCAGCATATAACTTAAGTATGCTTTTTAGTTCTTTATACTGATCCGTATCAGCCTCAGTAAATTTTTCAGCCACATCTTGCGATAACTCAATATTCTCCGCAACTATCTTTTCCGGCAACTCTTTCAAGTTATCTTTGTTCATTTTTCCTCCTTGTTATCTTTTTTAACAAAATTTCTTTTTACGTCTTTAACTTTAGGTTCTTCTTTTTTAATGATTTTTTCAGCAGGGACTCCCTCTTCCTCTGTATCTAGATTATCGCTCTCTATATCTACTCCAATTTGTGATACCACAGTATTAAATACATTTTTAGCTTCTTTATCCTTAATCCAATTAGCGTCCCTGGCTTTCAAAAGACCATCTACAAGGCCGCTAATAGAATCAGCAAGACCTTTGCTGTCCTTGTATACTATAGGAGAAGGAACAACTTTAAACTTCCTATTTACATTCTCCTCCAAGCGTTTATGTATTATCGCCTGATCTATCACGAAATCAAGAATAGCCTTGATTTGGTACTTAACTGCCTTTTGACGTGTCTTAAGGCGCTTGAGAGTAGGTAAAGACATTTCTAGGGCTGTAGCTCTCGTAGTCTTGGAACCTTCCGCAAACCAGTGTTCCGGGAATCCAGCACCGCCAAGGATCTGATTCTTAAATAATCTAGCCTCTTCGGATGCGTCAGATGCGTCTAATTTAGGTGATTCAGCCTTCCAATGTATCTTTTCATTATGCGCACGGATAGAACCTGCCCGAGGAATTGCAAGACCTTTTACAAATTCCTGTAATTCTTTTTCATTCATACCATCACAAGTAATATCCCAAATGAATGCATTGAGCAAAAATGCCCTTTCAAGCCGGGCAAAAAGGAATTGATCGTGTCCATCTAACCAATCGGCTAAAGTCAATAAATCGGATCTCCCCCTTGTGGCGCTGCTTACCTTATTTACAGTAAAGAAGAAGCAATCGCCTATTAATTTACCGTAAGTTTCAGAGCGAACTTTTTTATCAATATTAACAACATTCAGCTCCCGCTCATCACGCATCTTTGGAGCTTTCCATATTATCTTATTGTTTATCCGTGGATTACTTTTGTCTTTGACTACCTTAAGGATGTTTACTGGATCAATATATCCTAACTTTACAGCCCCGTTAACGGGATTAACCCACACTGGAAAACAGTTCTCTCCGAATATTGATAACTCAAGGACATTGACATCCATCTCAATATCCATCTTATTGTCAGGATCATTCCAGAATTCATCTATTACTTCTAAGACATCAGGATCTTCAGCTGTGTAAGTAAAACCATCGCCAACAACAAAATCCCTGATTATCTCAACAATCCTTTTTGCCATAGGATTAGAATCATAAAGATAAAAAGCGACATCCTGCATTCTCTTCTGTGTAAGAGTGCTGATATCACGGTTTGAGTTAGAAGACAAAGAACGCCATAAGTAATCTTCACCACCGCCCCCTACCATAGGATATGACTCACTGATGCGTCCCTGTATTTCTGCGTATCTCCTTCCCCTTTCCGTAAAATTAAGGTTCCTTTCATTAGAGAGCATTGCTGGAACTACTTCTGTATTTTTATTCTTTCTTTTCATATCAACCTCCTTCTATTTATGCGGTTATCACCTATCACAGCCGAAGCCGACGCTCCTCTTACTATATTAGTTTCTACTGTCCTTTCTATCTGTCCTTCACTATCCCTCAAAACCTGGCCAGGATCTATCCCCACAATTATTCCAGCCGCTCTAATCCTGGGGAAAAGCCAGGACACCCCGTATTCCGCAGCATTGACAACGTGGGTGAACCATTCATCTACATGATCCAGTCCGACTTTATTTAACCGGCAACTCTTCATTGCTCTGGCGAATTCAAGGCAAGAGGGCGAATTTGATATGTTGAATTGCGGTCTTTGCCCGATATAATGCTTAAGGCAAGCCTTCATACATTTCATCTTATCGTCATTGGTGATTTCCTGGGTCTTGATATCGATATCGCCGTTTGAAATAGTCTTATATTCTTCAATTACGCTGGTCTTGCTTGTTCGGCTTCGCTTATTTCCTGACTTATCACCGATAAATACTATATCTTTTACATCGCCATTATAGCCTATCGCATCAAGGCATTTGTGGAATTCGATGTATAATTCAGGAGTAAGTTTATTCTTGAAAAGTGCATAATGAATAAAGAATAACCTATCCTCAAAATCCTTTTGAGCAAACAGGAATACTTCACCTTCAAGACCGAAATCCATAAAGCAATACAGTTTTGATTTTGGGTTGAGGAATACCTTATGACCTAAAAGATGTATTCCATCATCATATTCAGGATAAGATCTATTTGTAACGGCTCTGTCGTATTTGATATCAAGCTCCTGGGCTATTTCTTCCTCTGTCATTGAAGCGGTTTTTTTCTTATACCATTCATCGTCTTTTTCAGGGTGTTCTTTCCAATGGAAAGACATATGGACAAACCCTGAATTCTTCATATCCTTGATTTCTGAAAACTTGTTATTTACTACTTCTTTTGGCGGAGTAGAATTGAGGCAAATAGTATTAGTGGCGTTGCGAAGTCCCTTGAACATCTCATCCAAGCACTCAACAAACCCCGCCTCATCCACAAGGATGAATTTATACTGGGTATCCCTGCCAGCATTGGGATTTGCTGATTCGCCCCTGATCACGGAATTCATGCTGGGGATGGAGAATATGAGATATGGATTATGCACCCGGGGGCGTAAGAAAGGCGGCAAACGTTGGTACATGAACAAAAGCCGGCCATGTAAAGAATGAAACGTATTCCCTGTGTCCTGGACCTCATTCTCTTTCCTTGATATATTAAGCGCCGTAAAACCTTTAGTATAGCAAGCCTGATGAAGTTCCCAGCCCATAATAGTCCAGGAAATACCCATATCCCTGGATTTATCAATGAATAGATCCTGGTATTTGTCTAACTGGACAAGCAATCTTTCCTGGTGCGGCCAAAGAAAAAAAGGTATTATTGAAGGCGTCTTCCTGGTATCTATGGTAGTAACATAATTATTAAACCAATAATTTTTGTCTTCCACACAACGCCTGTACTCTTTAGCCTGCCATGTTCGGGCATCAGCAGGATTGCGTTTATCAATTTCTGCTTGCCAGTTAATCCTTTCAGCCTTCTGTATTATCTCCACTTATTTCCTCCGCAGTCATTCCTTTTTTTTCATGCTCTTTTTGCGTTACTCCACCCATTAGGAACACTTCAAGCCTAGTAAGCCTGTCTAAATCACGCAAGTTAGCCTTATTCATAAGAGAACCCATGATCTTACCAGTTCCACTACAGGCAGGGCAGAGTATTTTTATTCCATCTTTTCCGGTTTGGGTACATTCTCCGGCACAGCATTTACAATCGGAAGGTTTGATACATTCCTGCATCACATCCAAGGCATCCCGGACATTGCCAAGCATGATCATACGCCTTTCTTCCAAAGCAACATTGAATTTTTCAAACACCCTATCCTGGAATATAGAAAGACGGTAAGAAAGAGGTTTTATACCTCTTGTAATATCGCCTTCACTAAAATACTTCCTGGCTGTTTCAAAACACATCCCAGCGGCCTTAGCGGCTGGTTTTAGCTTTTTACCTTCCGCAAGATAAGTAAATAATTCGTCAATCTTGGCTTGAGGGATAGCATACCTATATCCATACCCGGCTTTTCGAGGTTTTGGCACCTTTAGGTTTTCTAACGACTTTTCATTTATCATTAATGCGCCTCCTTTACCCGGACTATAAATTCTATCACACCGCTGCGCTTATCAGCACCGGAATTAAACGTGCAATAGAAATACAGGGCATATTGACCTGCTGCGGCAGGTGTATGTTTATATTGTAACTGCGTAGCCGATATCGATGCAGTAGTTTCAGCAAGAGTGGCTTCGGTAGATCCTACTTTCCATATCTGCACTTTCCCACTGGCGGCATCGGGAGTTTGTTCCACGCCGGCTATCTTAAACACACCTTTAAAGGTTATTATATCCCCTACATAATATTGATCCAACCTGTTAGGCATTTTTCACCTCCTTACCATTGTTCAAAATCGTATTTATCGGTTTTATCATCGAAATTAAATTCATCGGTCTGATTTTCGAATTTTAGTTTCGAAGTCTGATCCTCAAAATTTAATTCATCAGTCTGGTCCTCAAATTTGTATTTATCCGTTACATTGTAGAATTCCGCTTCATGCGGCAAAGATGATGCCGATGAACTGCTAAAACTGCTGGAAGAACTGGAACTGCTTGAACTGAATGAACTGCTAGAGCTTGATGAGCTACTGGAAGAGGATGAACTGCTGGAACTGCTTGAACTGAAAGAACTGCTAGAGCTTGATGAACTGCTAGAGCTGCTAAAACTGCTGGAAGAACTTGAACTACTGGAACTCGATGAACTGCTAGAAGAGGATGAACTGCTCGAACTACTAGAAGAACTGGAACTACTCGAACTGCTTGAGCTGAAAGAACTGCTTGAACTCGATGAAGAACTGGAACTGCTCGAGCTGAAAGAACTGCTAGAACTTGAGGAGCTACTTGAACTGCTAGAACTTGATGATCTGCTTGAACTACTAGAAGAACTTGAACTACTCGAATCAAATGAACTACTGCTAGATGAGCTAGAAAAACTCGAACTGCTCGAAGAACTGGAACTGCTAGAGCTGAATGAACTGCTGGAACTTGAGGAACTGCTGAAACTGCTCGAAGAACTGGAGCTAGAAAAACTCGAACTGCTCGAAGAACTGGAACTGCTAGAGCTGAATGAACTGCTGGAACTTGAGGAACTGCTGGAACTGCTGGAAGAGGATGAACTGCTTGAACTGCTGAAACTGCTCGAAGAACTGGAGCTAGAAAAACTCGAACTGCTCGAAGAACTGGAACTGCTAGAGCTGAATGAACTGCTGGAACTTGAGGAACTGCTGGAACTGCTGGAAGAGGATG